GTACTTAACAATGGCTGCTTACAAAGAAGAAGCCGGTGCTATTCTCCAGCCCGGTAATCAAATCAACCGCCTGTCCTCCTACAACACCGAAGGTGTGTACGGCTGGCCTGGCGTTGAAGCTTTCGAGCTGGTTGGCTACATCAAAATCGATAACCTCGCTGCTGATAAAGCCAACTTCAAGAGCTTCAACATCACTGTTCCCTCTCCCGACCGTCGTCCTGACGACCGGGTGCGCGACAACCGCACCACTCTGACGGTGCAAGCTAGTGCTGCTCGCCCTGCTTACATCTACGGTGCTTCTCTGGCTCTGGCCCAGGACATCCCCGCAGGTGGTCTGGCTGGCTTCCCTGCCTCCCCTGTGACCGCTGACCTGCTGGGTACCGATACTGAGGTGCTGCTGCTGGGTCCCGACAACTCCGGCAACCCCTTCGGTATTCCTTCTACCCAAGCCAACGGCCTCGCTGCAGCTAGCTCCAGCCTGACCATTGGTGCTTCTGGTATTGCTCAGGGCACTAGCGATACCACTGCTGGTGACCTGCCGTTCTGGACCTCCGTGACCACCGCCGGCATCGTGGCTGCTGATGCCGCCAACTCGATGTTCTACAAGGTGACCTCGGATCAGCTGTTCAAGGTGTACAACCTGAACGCTGTGACCAACACCACCATCACCGGCGACGGTGTGAACATCAGCGCCGACGACTCCGCCGCTGGTAAGGCCGCTTACCTGCTGTGCCGCGTCAACTACCTGCGTCCTGCTGCTGCTGTGTCCTGGAACGATATCCAGGGCTTCATCGACTTCGCCTCTCAAGTAGGCGGTAGCGACAGCTGATCAGTAGCAGATTAAGGTAAAGGTTGGTATTGTACTGGTAGCCATTTACAACCTAAATGCTCTATCAGTACAAGCCAACTGGTGGCCTTGTTGAGATGATCTCCAAGCATGGTGACGGCGTCATCATGTGTATCGACTCTCAAGATGAGGTCCTGTATGTTGAAGAACAGGACCTCATTCCACACCTAGAAGCAACCACCGAAAAACTTAGAACGGAAGAGCGTTTAACGGCTCAACTTGAAGCCGAAGGCGTTAAACCTGCAACTCCGCTTCCCAAAGAAACTTTCCCGGTTGATACGCGAATCAACCTGAATACAGCAAGCGCACGTCAAATTGCAGACGCGTTGCCTGGTGTAGGATTAAAAACAGCTAGGGATATTAAGGATCTTCAGTTATCCATGCCTGGCGAAAAATTTCTCAAACTCGATCAACTTAAAGCCATTAAGCGTGTTGATTGGGATGAGATTATCAAAGAAAATCTCATTCGCGTTGAGTAATGCAACTCGATAGTTTCCTCAAGTCAAAAGTACGCTGGCACCTGGGATATAACACCACCTCGATCCCTGCTGGCGATCAGGCCAGACTTGAGGAAGCCGTCAACAACATTCCAGATTCGTACTGGTACTCAAAGATTGTCGAACAGGTCAATCGGTGTGACGAGGCCGAAAAACGCACCGATATGACTGGAAGCGTTAATAACGATATTACGCCTGCAGGGAGAAGAGAAAATATTGCTGGTGACGTTGATCGTACGATCAGTACGACCGACTATAAGGACACGTTGAAAACGTGGACGGCAATCTATTTGTACGAGACGGATCGATTAGCGAACCATCTCTATGTCCCCAATTACAGGAACCCAGAACAAGCGCGCTATCGATTTAACCGAGAAGGCGCAGAATTCATTCAAGCCCTTCCAGGGCCTGCTGACGTTGCCGTTGGTACTCGTCTCATCTTTAACAATGATTTCAGGTGACACGACCATGGCACAAACAAAAATCGGAACATTAAAACCAGAAGATCGCCAGGCTGTTTTCCAAACCGCCAGCCGCCTTGGCCTTGATCCCTATGAGTTCGGCGCTCTGGTTCACCAGGAATCAGGATTCCGCCCTAACGTCATGGGCGGAGCTGGCGGTCAGTACCGTGGCCTGATTCAGTTTGGACCAGGTGCCCGCAAAGAAGTTGGTCTTCCTTCTAAGGAAATGACCATTGCTGAGCAACTTCCCTACGTTGAGAAGTATTTCCAAAACCGTGGATACAAACCCGGTATGGGAATTGCCAAAGCCTACGCCACCGTGCTGGGCGGCAACCCTAATGTTTCTCTGAAAGCTAAAGATTCGTTTGGTACATCCGTTGAAAGCTCGCTGCCTAAGTTCAAAAAAGGTGGCCAGTTGTATCAGATGGCTCAGCGGACTTTAGGTGATCCTTTGACAGCCACTCCGGCTCAGCCTCCAGTTGCTGCTGCTCCTACTGCTACTCAGCAGCCAAACACTGTCATCGTCCTGACCGGCGGTGAAGATGAGGATTCCAAACCATCATTAGAAAAAAGTTTCCTCAGCTCCTACATCCAAGATGCCCTGCAACCTGGCGGAGCTAAAGAAAGCAGCGCAGCTAAAATTAGTCAGGGGTTGTTTAGAAATATGTTGAGCAGCATTTCTGGAACAATGTCTTCTCCTGATTACTTCAGTCAGCGCACAACATAACCATGGCGGGCATCACATTTGCAGGAACAGTTGCAAAAGCTGGCGAGGACGTATTGCCTACAACTGGACCTCATCTTGATGTCCGCGTTCTCAAAGACGGTCAATACATTAATCCAGCGACCTGGCGCTCTGGCCTTCAGCGTTTGAAAGTTGGTAAGGCCAGGACGCCTTTATATTCACAGAAAGACGGCCAGTTCAAAGAATCCTTTCCGATCACATCGGGCTATGGATTCCGCACAGCTCCAACAAAAGGCGCCTCCACGGACCACAAAGGAATCGATTACGGCATTGCTGGCGGGGAGCAGTTGTTCTGGGAAGGCCCAGGAACCTTCAAGCCCGGCAAAGGTTACGGAAGCATCATGACCCCAGAGGGTTATGAGGTTCGCCTGCTGCACACCAAAGGCGGCCAGGAATCTGGTATCGCTGGCCCAGCCCCGCAGCCAACAGCACAGCCACAAACTGCACAGCTCCAGCCCAACATCACCATCATTGATGCCCGTGGTAAGAAGTCAGAGCCCAAAAGCTTTTTAGAGAGCTACAGGGATCAGCTGATGGCAGGAGTCATGGGCGGAAGTTATTCCAGCCCGCAACGTGCCTCCACATTCATTAACCCACTGGAGTTGCTGTCCACAGTGTCAGCAGAACCTTCTGTTAATTACTTTGCGTAACCACATCTGACTAAGCTTTGCGCTAAGCTTTTAGAGCTGCGCAGAAAGCCCATGTTAAAGACGTGTAAGGAATGCAAGAAAGAGCTAAGTTACGATTTCTTTTATAACAAAGGCAAAACTAAAACCGGCGCAATTAAGCGAGACACGATCTGTAAAAACTGCAAATCAAAAGTTCATCAGAGATTAGTCCATCTTTACGGTAGTTCAGGGTTAAAGACCTGTTCCTGTTGCAATAAATCTTTGCCTTGGGAAAATTTTTCATACAAAATATTTGAGGGTAATCGCTACCTTAGATCTAAGTGCAAGGACTGTTCCTATACCGCTTGGAACAAATGGGCAGAACTTCATCCTGAGTACAAAGACAAGAAATTAGAATCAGACCGAAAAGCTCATCACAGTTATAAACGTTATTATCGTCACGGGATTACTGGTGAACAGTATGCCATTATCGAAGAAGCTCAGAACAAAGTTTGTGCAATTTGTAATCAGCCATCTAAAGATGGTAGTAAGCTGTCAATTGATCACAACCACAAAACAAACGAAGTTCGCGGCTTATTGTGCAAAGAGTGTAATCGTGCACTAGGGTTGTTTGGTGATAGCATTAATACGTTAGAAAACGCTCTCAACTACCTTAAACAACGAGGCAGCTATGGCTGAAGACAAAGGACGCTACACCAAACCTGACCTCCGTGAGCAACTTAAAAGAAAGATTCTCCAGGGCTCCAAAGGCGGTAATCCTGGAGAATGGTCGTAGCCGTAAGGCTACTTACTTAATGATCGGCAAGAAAAGCTCAGATGCTCGCTAGAGCATATAAAGAAAGGGGAGGCGGTTACAAAGGTGGCCGCAGTGAGGGTCAAAAATCTCTGAAACGCTGGGGCGATCAGAAATGGATGACACGGGAAGAGTACGAAAAGAAAAAGAAGTAAACTAAGAGAAAGTAAATAAAGTCATGCTCGTCAACAGCATCTCGGATACTATCTTTAATACACAGACTGCTTTAACTGCGCCGGGTAATGGTTCTGCCGTTCAAGTGGCTGAGAACGATTTATTTTCGACAACAAGCTACTCGCTTTTAACAACTGTCGCCAGCATTAACACCAACGTTATTGTACGTTTAGAAGGCAGCATTGACGGCACCGATTACGCTACAATCATCAACAACACAACTTATACGGCTAACGGTACGTTCTCTTTGAACGTTACTGGAATCCCGATGAAGTTTGTGCGTCCCGTCTTTGTTTCTGAATCTGGCGGCACTGCAGCTACGGTTCGGTTTCAGATCGCAGCAGCTTGATCCTGTGGCACATCGCTTCTCTGAAATTAAACCCGAATCGCTGGTGAGCAGAAGCGAGTGCCAAGAGATGATTGATGCCGCCATTCGCCGCCACAACCGCAACGCCGGGTTAATCAGCATGGGCGTTGGCTGGGTTGTACTGGCTTTATTTGCAGAAGGTGTTCTGCGCCTGATTGGCAAGATTCCTCCTATCTTCCCGTGGCTTAAACTTAGCCTGAGCTAATGATGGAACCAATTGTTGTTAAAAAAACAGCTGTACTTTTAAATAAAACAGCAAGTGCTGTAGGACCTGCGTGCCCTAAAGCAACACTTGATATTAAAGAAAATATCAAAAACAGAAACTGGACCATCGATAACTTTGGCTATGGTCCACTAAATCCAGACATGCCCGACCCTGGCTTCTGGGAGAAGAAGGCGGACATGTGGAACACAGATGTTGAAACCGCACAGACTGCCCGTTGCTGTAACTGCTCTGCCTTTGATCAATCCGATAAAATCTTAGGCTGCATCCTTGAAGGCATCAATGAAACAGGTGCCGCCGATCCAATGGATGTCCAGGTACGCGCTGACCTGGGTTACTGTCAGTTGTTTAAATTCAAATGCGCCAGTGCCAGGACCTGTGACGCATGGCTTTATGGCGGCAGCATTGAGGAGTAGTGATGGCAGATAAAGCAATCGAACCTGGGCAGAAAGGAACCGAGCGTTACTTACCTGAGAAAGCTTGGGCAAAACTGTCCCCTGAGGAGCGCAAAAAAACAGATGAAAAGAAACAACGGGAATCGCGCCAGGGTAAACAGTTTGTTGCCAACACTGAACGCGCTAAGAAAGCAAGGCGTGCTGTAGATCTGGCTAGCCGGCGTAAGGCACAGTAAAATAAATAAATTGAGATTGAGTTAATGGGTTCTTCTCAGAAGCGTACTGGTGCTGTCCCCGAGAGCAGTTCAGAGATTAATGAAGGTATTGTTCGCGGCGTGTTTGAGCAGGTAGGGGGACGCAACACCCCGTTAGGTCAAGCCATGCAAGTGGCACCTGGCGGTAAGCAACTGGAGAAGCGCTTTGCCGGTGATATCAATCTGCCCGCCTTCTTTGGCAGCAAAGATGAAACTGCTGGCACCAGCGGCGGGAGCTACACAAATGTTGAAGCTGCTAAACCGGTTACTAAGAGCCTGCGTGGCAAATATCTTGGTCAGGGTGCCGATAGTTTAAGCGTAGAAGAATAAAAGTTTTAGAATAAGTACAAAGCGTCTCGATCTATGGCCAGCAACAAAATGCCCCCTGCCCTTCTTGAGCACTTCAAGAAGAAAGCTGAACAGAGTGGTGATAAAGATCCCTCTCGCAATAAAGAGGAAGCTAACTCCAATCGTAAGGAAGCATTAGCGAAGGCCCGCGCTAAACTGGAAGAAAAGAACAAGCGTGGCCGTGACAAAGAAAAAGAAGCTGGTAAAGCAAGCCCTAAAGCATCCTGAGCTTTACACCCAAGGTGAGCTGCAGTACTTCAAACTGTGGCTGATTAACCGTAAGAAACAGAAGGAAGCTAAGAAGGCAGCTACGCTACAATAACTTTAGGAATTGATTTAGGGCCTTGGCAAGTTCAGCCACTAACAAAATGCCGGCGATGGTTGACCGGCCGGCAACATCGAGCACGCTTTTAACTGTTGCTTCTGGTCAACTGTTTGCAACCAGCCTGGTTCCAACAGCCGTTGGTAACGCCACCAAGGTCTTTGATGTCGATGCTGCTCTGACGGATACCTCAATCAGCGGCGCTTACGTTGATGAAATCTGGCTGCGTTACAGCAAAAACAACAACGTCTTTATTGATGCCGCAACTGCAGGTGCTGGTACGTATTCCCAAAGCGGTACCACTTCCGTTGTTGTGACGCTGAATAACCACAACCTCAAGGTGGGTCAAGAGGTCTACCTGGACTACACCAGTGGTACTGCCGTTGATGAGACCGCTACCGTCAGCGCCGTTACCTCCACCACCTTCACCGTTACCAGTGCAGGTACCCTGACCACCTCCGGTAACGTCAGTGTCTACGCTCCAACCGACATCTGTTTCTACTTGGTCAGCACTGGCACGATCACTAACATCAACCAGTTCTTCCCCCTCTTTGTTGCCAGCATCCCGAGCACCGTTGGCAACCAGGAGTACAGCCTGACCCTTAAAGAAACACTGCCCTTGATTAACCACCCTGTGGTCCAGGCTGGCGCCAACTTCAGCAGTACCAACAATGAAGTGGCGGCTAAGCACAGGGGCCTTGTTCTGCAACGTGGGCAGGCTATCTACGCTGCTGTCAGCGGTACCACGGCACTGACCAACGGCTTCTACGTTAACGTCCAAGCCGGTTACTATTGATGTAAATCATGCCGCGTAAACGCAATAGTTTTGGCGGCAGTTTTGATAGTAATCTTGTTGGCGGATTTAGTGACGCGATTGAGAAAAAACCAACGCGTTATGAATTAGGGATTGATGACAACCCCTTTAAGTTCACGCCAAAAGATTTTAAAACCGCTAGCCGCATCCGTTACTACGACCACGACTCAACTTGGGTCAGGTGGCGGCGCGGCTATGAGCTGTACTGTTTAACACAGACATTATTTAGCTCCAGGGCAACGGGACGCAACACCCGTGGTGACTTCAGGATGTACTGCGCGTTCCAGCAGTTCCCTGGAGTCTTTATTCCGGCTCGGATGTTTATGTTCCCCAGCACCAATACAGAAATTGGGGAGCAAATGGTTGGCGTGCGTGATGCCAACAGTTTTAATTTCTATAACTTTGGCCTACCCATTCAAGCTGTTCGTTATTTAACAGAAGAGCAAACTGGAACCTATTCGCAATCCGGAACGACACTGACTGTTACGGTCACGTCCCACGGCTATAAAACTGGAGACAGTGTTTATTTCAACCCGACGACAGGAGCTGCAACACCAGAAACGCTGACCATTACTGTCACCAATGCCAACGTCTTTACGGCAACAGCATCAGCATCGATCACAACCACTGGCAACATCAAAGTTAGAAAGGTCACCACCTTTGCTGACCCTAATTGGGTTCAGCAACGCGTCAAAATTCGCTTTATTCCAACTCCTGTTACCTTCTTTGGTGGCGAGCGTTTGGCTGATCGTGTCATTGAACGCGACCCTGGCCTGGTATCCACATACAGCCGAGCAGGAACAACTGTTACCGTTACCTGTCCATCCGCTCACGGCCTTTCAACTGGAAATGAAGTGCTTTTGGCAGTTGTTAGTGGCGCAGCGCAGAGCGGTCTTTATGAGATTGTTGTCCTAAATTCTACGCAGTTCACTGTACAGAACTACACCTCTGGTGTTTCCGCCGGTGCTGTAATTGTAAACCGGCGGTTGCGTGGTTATAACTATGAGAACTACGTCGGCTACACAGTCACTGGAACCGATCTCAACACCAATGAGATCTTGTTTCAGCGTGACGATAGTTATGGTGCTGTTACCGCAAACAATAGGACAGATGTTGTAGTTCCGGCGCCACGGGGTTTTGCCGTAGGCAGATACCTGACAACAGAGATTCGCTATCAGTGCACTTGCACTGACTTTATGCGGCGTGAGAATTTTGATCTTTATGAAGAGGCCAGCAAGCGCAGGATTCCACGTACACCCATTACATCGGTCGTGGAAGGCACACGTATTGACCGAGAAGGTAATACTGTCAACACACGAGATGATGTCGGTGTGTTTACAGATCTTCTGTACATTTCAATCAATAATTTCTATCAACTGCCAACCTACGAAGACACGTCTGATTACACATACAACAATCTGATGTACTACCAGATGCGCTGGTGTAAGCACATCTATGCCGCCATGTGGTCCATCTTTCATGATGAAGGCAACGACCCTATTGATATCAATGCCACCTACGTTCAATCTGGTGGACCGAATATTACGGTCAATGCTCCCGGTCATGGCCTTGGCGCCAACACCCGAATTGAGCTTGAGATTACCAGCGGCAACGTAACCTCTGGCGAGTACGTTATTACTCAGGTTGTTGATGCTAATACATTCTTAGTTGTAGCCCCAATCAGCTTAACAACATCAGGTTATTGTGTTGTTCGCAATTTAAAAAATCACGAATATGTAAAGGCCTGGTTATATGAGCCAAATGATCAACCCATTGGTGACGCTCTCGATAAGTTTTACGAGCGTTTTGATAAAGAATTTACTGCAGTCAAAGAACAACTGGAACGCATGAAAATGATGGGCTATGGCATGCCGTGGTCCGGCTCTAAATCAATCACAGGTAACCGCAACCAACCGACACAGGTGGGCGACTTTGACCCGCAGCTGCTGACCATGATGGCAACCAATACGATCCGCAGAAACGCCAGCGGCCAGCTGGATCGTGACGGCACTCCATTGAACACAGCAGCAACGACGTTATACATGATGCAGAAGCTCATTAATATTCCAATTGGTCTAATTGATGATGCCAAATTTGGCATGCTTGATCAGCCGCTGACTGATTACACCAGTGATTTTCGCTTTGCAGAAATTGATTGTAGTACTTATAGAAACGGCGTACCTACGCGAACAACGACAGAAACACTGGACTGCGGCACTTATTTAAACGGCCTAAGAACAACGGCACCCTTTGTTAACATTGACTGTGGCGTGTACATCACCAACTAATGACAACCCAGATTCTCAGGCTGCGCTCCAGCCTTCTTTACGACAGGCCCTTTGCCAACCGCCTGGGCGTTGGTGAGTTCGCTGTCAACTACAACACCACAGAACCTGGCGTGTTCTTTGCTGATAGCGCTGGCACCCCAGCCTTGGTCAAGATTGGTCCGATCCACGTTGGCAGCACGCAGCCCAACGCAGCGCCAGCTGGTCAGACAGGACTATGCAAAGGCGAAAGCTGGCTGGATCAATCCAGTACGCAGATCTTTAAAATCCACGATGGCACTAACTTTCAAACTCCAAAGGCTGTGGCGTCAACGTCTGCGTCAGGTTTTCCAATTAACCCGATTGACGGACAGCTGCACTACGACAAATCGGTCCCTGCTTTATATATTTACAACAGTACGACAGCCAGCTGGGTCGCGGTTTAATTACGAGTGTTGATCATATGTTCCCAGATGCGATCTAACTTCTGGTGAACTGATTGCATTTCCCTGAGAAAGTCCTGCTTAAGCACATAGTGATGCACCATGTTGCTCTCCAGCGCATCAATATCTTCTTCTAATTGCTCGAATCTGCGGTCCAACTTATCGTTGAAGTTATTGAGAGATTTACCAAGTCCAAAGAATGCCGCAATCCCTGCACTGATTGCAGCCAAAACAGTTTCAGGCGACACGCTTTGCTGAGCTTTTTTCTAATTCTAAGGTACTAGAATATAAAAATTAAGGGGCGGTAGATGGCAACCGGATACGAACCGAATATAGAAGGCGCCATTGCGGTGTTAGTTGACTTGATGACAGCCAACGAATTTACAATGACGCGCCAACCTTATGAGCCAAACTATCGAGGCTTGGTTGATGCCGTCATTGACCTCAAGGAAGGATTTCCCGTCTTTGCCCCCTCTCGCGTTGGATTTGATGCCACTGCATTTGAGTCTGTCACTGACGGTGCAGCCCTGTATATGCG